AGACTTACGGCTTGCAGGACCACGCACGTATGGAAAAACTCGTCCAGGGGGGCTGGCGCTTTATCGGTATCCGCGCCAAAGCGGTTGTATCACACCCCAATGGGGGCAACTGCAAGCGGCTGGAAACACTTCACAGTGACGGATTATGGGGTATTGAGTCCGACGCTGGAGATTATCACAAGGAAGTGGCGCAAGAGGAGCTTGACGGACTGAAAGACCATTTAGCCCACTTCAACGTGGACTTGAGCAATTGGGACGAATTGATTGAAAGTGTAAAATTGACGTATTAAACCCAAGCCGCAGCCCATACGCTTGGTGTGGGCTGTTACGTTGGTTTAAACAATAAACAATCAATCGAGACGATGGGGTAAAGCCAATGCCGCAAATACAATCAATCATAGCAATAAAGCCAAGCGAGTTGAAATGTTTCAAGTGTTCTAGGCCGGCCACCTTCCGCGTTGCCATAGAGGACGGAGCCTGCATAGTTGGTGTGTCCTGCTGCGCAGATTGCGTTAATTTATCGGCAATGGATCTTTTAAACAGTGCCGATTATTACACAAAGGAGCAAAGCCATGTACAAAGTATACCCAGATGAGATTTTACCCAATTATTGGTACATCCTCAACGAGGACAACGGACTCATTGTCAGAAGTGGCATCCGATCAGAACAAGATGCCGGCGCCGAGGCCCATAGGTTGAACTTCGAGCAAATCAAGGGCAATCTCAATGCAGCGCAAATGAGTTCAAAAACACTCGTAGGCGATACGATTAACGTTATGTGCCGGTGCGCAAATGATCTCGGATCTATTGGCCGCGAAGCTGCGGCGATGAGCGTTGATGAGCAGCTTGCTTATGTTGAAACAACAGAGCTGATTGTGAGATATGACTGCAATTGTCGATTAGGTGGATGATAATGCTTAAGAAACTCATTACAACAGACTTTGGCCATTACAAAGTGGACATTAATTATTGAAAGCAAAAGAACAAAAAAAAGTGATTGGAGACACGTTATGCGGACTATCACAGCAATTAGATTATTACTTACAACTGTTTTGATTTATGGCATATACACCGAAACAGGCGTCTGGACCACATTAGGATTTATCAATTTGGTAATATTTTGCGAGGCGGGTGCGTGGCATTTAGCGAAACGTAATTAAATCAATAACATTCATATGGCAATCATTTTAGCCAATAAAACAGAGAATCTTAAACATGTCTGACAAATTACCTAAGATTATCAAAGTTGTAGTTGAGGCTCTTGAGGCGCGAGGCTTTTCAGAGGGCGAGGCCATGCAGATGCTCGGGAAAATACAAAACGCCAAATCAATTCTAACCGAGATAGACCAAAAAATGATCCAGGCCGCTTATCAGCGTGGGTACCATGATGGCTTTAAATCTGGGAAATCATTTGTCAGGCAGACATATTCCGATCAAAAATACCGACAAAATATTCAAAATTATGAACAAATTCTGGCAAACTTAAGGGCTCAGCAGTACGCTTATCACGCGAGTTTTGCCCGAGCTATTTATGAGCAAGCTTCAAATAAAAAAGAGCCCGAGGAAAACAAAGAACAAAAGTCGAATAAGTTTTTTTGGAGAAGGAAGAAACAATGAACAATTCGTCTAAGATTATTAAAACCAGTACTTAATTTGACAAGTTTTAGTTTTTGTGGTATTTATTCTTTCAATCTCTAGTCGGCCTGCGGGATGGCAGTTCGTAGGCTAGTGATATAACAACAAATGCCCGTAGGCTTTAAGCAGTCGGCGGGTATTATTTATTGTAACTCAGGAGGCGGAGCCATAAAAATGAAATGCAGACAATGCGCGCATTATGGTTTTTACAGGATGATAACATGCGATCCACTCAGACCAAGCGATTTCCAATATTACGGCTCAGCAACTCCCTCCTGGTTCATTGAGATAATGGACGCTGGTGGGCTATCGGGCTATTATGGGAAGATACCGTGTCTAACCTGTAAACATCTTTCCTGGCAGCAAGACAATTTCCTGCCTGCATCCCGTGGAACATCAGAACCTACCAACATCGTTTACACCATCAACAGCTCAGAGAATCATCGTGGCTAAACGCGGCAGACCGAAAAAATCAGACTCAAAAAAAAACCATGCCCAAAAACAGGATGATTACACCGGCAATGATGTTGCAACCAGATTCCAGCCTGGTAATTCATTTTGGAAAAAACGATCATCCCATGGACGCAACCCAATATTTGACGATCCAGAAAAGCTAAGATCAGCATGCTTCGAATATTTTCAGTGGATTGAGGAAAACCCAATACTTGAAGAAAAGATATTCCATTTCCAGGGCCGAATAACCAGAACCCATTCAAATAAAATGCACATGATGACTATATCAGGACTGTGTCTTTTTTTAGACATATCTGACGAAACATGGTCTAACTATCGCAGAAACCCCGATTTTGTTGGAATCGTGACAGAGGCAGAGCGTATAATAGCCAACCAGAAGCTCTCTGGATCGGCCGCCGATATGCTCAATGCTAATATCGTATGCCGTGAAATGGGGTTGCGTGATCGGCAGGAGCATAGCGGAGATTTATTAGTCAAGGTCACGAAATTTTCGGAAAGTGATGATGCCGGCGACAGTGTATCAGAATAAAACCAAGACCGAGATAACATTGCCACATAACGGCTGGAGGCCCAGAAGGTATCAACTGCCATTATGGTCCCACATGGAAAAAGGCGGGAGACGGGCTGTTGCTGTATGGCATAGGCGCGCCGGCAAAGACGAAGTGTGCCTACATTGGGCGGCCTGTGCGATGATGCAGAAGCCGGCTACATACTGGCACATGCTGCCAGAAGCAGCCCAGGCCAGAAAGGCCCTGTGGGATGCTGTCAATCCTCATACCGGAAAACGGCGAATAGATGAGGCGTTTCCTGATGTTCTCAGAAAGACGACAAGAGAGCATGAGATGCTGATAAAGTTCAAAAACGGATCAACCTGGCAGGTGGTTGGGTCCGATAACTATGACAGCCTCGTTGGTTCTCCGCCCTATGGTGTAATATTCTCGGAGTGGCCGCTATCAAAGCCGGATGCCTGGGGTTATTTAAGGCCGATCCTCGCTGAAAACGGAGGGTGGGCCATTTTTATTTATACCCCCCGGGGTAATAACCATGGCAAAGCCACGTATGATTTTTCCATCACCGACCAAGATTGGTTTGGCGAGCTCCTAACTGTAGACGATACCAACGTGTTTGATGAGCACACGATAGAGGCCGAGCGCCGCGAGATGATCAGCCAATATGGCACATCGCGGGGTGAGGCACTTTTTCGTCAGGAATATTATTGCTCATGGGTCGAGGCTTTCGAGGGCGCCATAGTTTATCCTGAGTTCAACCAGAAATTCCATGTTTCGCCTAAGCCGTTGTTGCCGCTTGCCTTGCAGGGTGTCAAGCAGGGCAGATCGATATTTCGTGGATGGGACAACACAGGCCTGAACCCGGCATGCATTATCACATACATTAATACCATCGGGCAGTGGTATTGGATCAAAGAATTCTGCGGCGAGGATATCGGCATCGTAGATTTTGCTCAAATGGTTGATTTCTGGTGCCGTCAGACGTTTCCCGCGAATGCCGTTTATCGTGACATAGGAGATCCAGCAGGGCGCATCAGGGACAGCAAGAAGGGATCGCCCAGGCAATATATCTATGAGGCTACTGGTGTGCGTATTGAAGACGGCATACAGACATTTAAGGTCCGCCGTGAATCTATCTCCGGCCGTTTGAACGCGGTAATATCAGGCAAGCCTGCGTTGCTGATAGACCCGACTGAATGCCCGATATCAATAGCCGGGTTTTCAGGCGGCTATTCTTACCCCGAAATCGGCAATACAGGGTACTTTCGGCCTGAACCGCAGAAAAACAAATACAGTCATATCCATGACGCTGGGCAATATGTTGCTTCAATTATTTTCGCGGCGGGGGCAGCCTCATCACCGTCAGAGTCAATACAGTTTGATAACATCACCAGCAGATACAAACCAGGAAACGATAATTACCAGGAGGTTTACACCAATGCCTAACAACGTCACTGGCAGATCGACCAGTACGAGGACGGAGACGGCTCCAAGGACATACGTGTTGAGTTAAAATCGTGCTCTATATTGTCCGCCGGCCCTGATGGATCAATCTCAATGCAATCAGACATGGATTAACACGTGCAGAACGAAATCGAATCATATTTGTCTAACCTGGCGTCCATGCAAGAGCGTGCGCGACGTGATAAATTATTCCGACTATCCGGAATAGACCAGGGTCAGCTTTCAGCGTCATTAAAAGCGCCGTCATACCAGATGCAAGCCCAGCGCCTAAAAGAGGCAGCCATCAAGGCGGCATGGGATCGTAATAAGCAATTAGAGGGTGTCGGCCAGCAAGAATATGAAACAGAGCCATGGATTGATCCTGTCAGCGCTGCGGCCGGAGGCGTAGGCGGTGCCGTGCCAGGCGCTATGCGATCAATCGGTAAAGTAGGCCTGAAGGCATTACTAAAGCCGGTTGTAAGCGGCGTGGCCGCGGCTGCTGCAGAGTACCCCATCGGGGCCGCAACAGAGAAAATCGGGGATAAATATCCAAAGGCGGCTCTCCCGTTTAACGTTGTGGCCGGTATGCTAACCGGGGCCCCGCTGGAACGCATGGCATCTGAAATAGCCGAAAACCCCGGGTACTTTTTTAAGTTTGCGAAAAAACTATCCAAAGAACAGCTTGGGGAGATTTTCGGGCATCACGGCTCCCATGCTTTGTTTGACCAATTCGAGCCATCAAAAATAGGGACAGGAGAAGGCAGCCACGCTTATGGCTGGGGCGCGTATGTGACCGACAGCAAAGATGTAGGTAAGACCTATGCTGTGATCAAGAGCGGCAATGACGGCTATCTGTACGATGTTGTTTTAAACAAGGGCAAGGAGTCCGGAGACTACGATTATATGCCATGGGATAATCCCATCACTGGGCAGCAGAAAGAAAAATTGTTATCGGCCCTGACAGACAATGACATAAAATTAAACGTGCCATCACTGAATGGCAGCGACATATATTCGGACCTGGCCTACAAGTTATCCGAAAAGCACAAGATGCCGCTGGATAATGTCGGCCGACCAACTATTGAGGCGCAAAAAAAGGCCTCTGAATTTTTAAGCAAAGCCGGGATCAATGGGATACAATATCCATCAGGTACAGTAACCGGAAAGGGTATCGGAGGGACTAACTATGTTGTTTTCAACCCTGATGATATTGAAATTAACGATGTCAGGAAAGTTACCCAAGAATGATTGTCTTATCGAGGAATGATATTTTCAGGCGGTCAAAAAAAGCGTATCCAGGGCATGCAATACGGGCTATTGCGCCATCGTCAACAGAGTTACGATCAACGAGGCAATATGTTCCGTTGTTTCTTACTATGAACTCTTGGTCGGCCGTTCCGTTTATCCACACGCGCTTGGCGTCAGGATCGTTGGATATCGCTTCGATCATTTTTAATTGCTTTTTAATATTTTTCATGATAAAAAAATATATCATAGGCAACGGCCTGTGTCAATACGAAATGGGTTTGCATGAAACGTAAAATTAAGGGCAAATGGTATGTTTACAGCGAATCCGGTAAAAGCATGGGCGGACCGTATAAAACTGAGGAGCAGGCTAATAAACGGTTACGGCAAATAGAATATTTCAAAAAGAAGGGCCACATAAAAACAAATGAGTGACACCTACACGAAAAGCCAAATTGATAAAGCCTGGGATCAGTACCAGTCCACAACGTTGTTTAAAGTTTTAAAAGACGGAAAGAACATTATCCGCACCAAGCCTCCTAAAAACGAAGCCGGCGTTATACGATGCAAGATGGACAAGGCCAGCAATATCATCCAATTCCCTAAATTCTTAGAGGTCTTTTTTGATGGATAAAGATTCGAAAATACCGCCTATTCCTGATGATGCCAACGGTGATTGGCAAGACCTGGTTAACTATTGCATGGATAGGTTTAAGGAATCAGAAAAAAGCACATACCGCGCAAAGAAAATAGCCGAAATTAAAGAATCGATAAAAGCTTATGAGCAGGTATCGAGCGAGACAGATGATCCCTGGCCGGGCGCCAGCAATATCGTCCTGCCCCTGACTACCATCAGCGCCGATAACATAGAGCCAAGGCTGGTTGCCGGGTTGATAGGCAAGATGCCGTATGTAAGGTTTGAACTTGAAAACGAACAAAAGCAGGACGAGCAGACTGAAATAGTCGAGAAATGGTTTAACAACGAACTCCAGGATACGGTTTTAATTGATCGCATCGCCGGCCAGCTGACTCATAAGATACTGCAAGAAGGCACCGTTTACCCGATGCCCATATATGACCTCAGGGAGGAGATTAGAAAAGATTTCATCCTCATCGAGGAGGCCATGCAACGAATAGGCCCGCAGCAGCAAGCGCTTCAGCAACAGGTGCAAAAAATATCAATGCAGGCCCAGCAGGCGGCGCAGGGTGGTGAAACAGAAATAGCCCAGCAGCTTGTCATGCAGGCCAGGCAGATGGCGGCGCAGGCCCAGGCCATGACTCCTAAAAGTATCGGCGGCGTGGTCGTGGACGATAACGGAAACCCGCAGACAAAAGATATTACAGAAAATATTTTTGAAGGCGGCGTGGTGAAATTTATTCCGTTCACGGATGTTTATATTGCTGACGATGTTGATGATTGGGAGCAAGCTGACGTTATTTTTAAATATTATCCGACATACGCCGAGCTTTATCGCAAAAAAGGCCAACCCGGATGGATCGACGATAATATCGGCGCTTGGCTTTGTAAGGAAACCGGAGAAACGAGTTTAAGCAAAGAGGCAACGGCACCGAATCAGGAAATAGATGAGGTTAAGCTCCATGGTAAGAAGGTTGTGGATTGCTTATCATGTTGTATTCGTTACATATATAAAGACAAAGACCAAGACGAGCAGGACATCGAAGATTACACCGAGCAACGCATGGTCGCTGTAATTGCCAAGGAACGAGAGGTGCTTCTCCGGCTAATCCCGCTGCGTGAAATCAATTTTAAATCCGAGCATATTTTAAAACGCATCCGCCTATACCCGGAACAGGGCAAATCCTATGGTTCAAGCATTTTCGCAAAGATAAAGGCCCTCCAGGAAGGCGCGTCAAAGACATTTAACACAGCTATCAATGTAGCTGAGATAACAATGATACCCTGGTTTTTCTACGAAAAATCGGCCGGGTTGGACAGGATTGAAAAGCTGAAAAGCAAACAAGATGGCATGAAACTATCACCCGGTAAAGGAATACCGGTGGACAATGCCAAAGGTGTTGTTTTCCCAAGATTTAACATCAACCCCGACCAAATGATCAGCTGGATCAACATTTGGGTATCATTTTGGGAGCGCTTGATCAGCATCGGAAATCTGCAAATGGGTCTGGTTTCCGATGAGAAGCGCACAGCCACGGAGGCCATGGCCAGCATACAGGAAGGAAACATCAAGCATAATTACCAGGCCGCACCACTAAAGGACGACTTTTTATCCATCATAAGAACCATTTACGACCTATATTACCAATACATGCCCCTTAAAAAAACATTTCTGTGGAATGGCCAGCAGGTACCCATTCCCAGGGCGGCAATGCGCCGGAGATATAAATTCAGGTTGACCGGTTCGACAGATTTCTCCAATAAATTGATCGAGCGCAAGGAAAAGGAAGATTTCTACAATTTAACAGCGCGTGACCCGAACATCAACCCTGTTAAAAAAAGTGAGGAGCTTGTTAAGGCTTACGGGCACACTGACGTTGGTGAATGGATCATGCCTAACATAAAAAACATTATCGATCAATTGATGCAGGATCCGCAGAAGATGAAGCTTGTGCAGCAGGCTTTTCAACAGGCCAATCAGCTTGCGCAAGAAATATCCGGTAAAGGTAAGCCTAAAAGTTCTCAGAGGCAGGTTCAATAATGGCTGATTGGGATACGCTATTTAGATCTAACGAGTTCGCAGCCTACCGCAAATATCAGGCCGAGTTGGTTGCCTGCATCATTCACGATCATACACGGCGTATGCTCAATGGCGCCGGGAATGCGGACAGATTGTCAGGTCAGATGGAAATGGCAAAAGCCATGCTGGGCTTACCGGAAAAACTAACTGAAGATGAGGAGCTGCATAATATTTTGCAAATTCAGTTAGAACGCGATATAGCGTCAATAGATAAATATTTAATGAGGGAGTTTTTACAAGAGGAAGACGCCTAACGGCAGAAAATAATAAATAATTTGGGCTAATCCAAGCCTGATCAGTTTGGAGATAGCGAAAAAGGGGCAGTGTGGTGCCACACCATCACATGCCCCTTTTTTGTTGCC